CAACACACATAGCACACATGCACAACACTACACACATAGCACGCACAGCGAGCCAGCCACGCCAGCCGCTCGGACAGCTAGGCGAGCGTGACAAGAGCAGCGGCCGCGCGTCCTTACTCTGTGAGATCTTTCTACTCTCTTGGATCCCGCACATCAAATGTTTAATTGTTCAACCTTTTATCTCCTGGAAAAGTTATCCCGTTCTAACTCTGTTAATTTAAAAAAAGGGAATGAAATTCCCTTTTTAGTTCAGATTCAAAATCTGATTCAGAACCGTTTCGGATACGTTATACTTGCCATTGTGTGCGGTGGTTACGTCATACATCTTGCCCCACCTGGTAGCATACTCTGCCGTGATAGTAGCGGTGTCGCCTGCGGGGAAATAGGTGGCGAAACCTTCATAGGCCTTGGTCTGATAGGTCTTATTTGTCTTGATGGTTGCCATTGTCTTGCCTTTCTCTCTAGCTCTCTTTCTAGTTAAAGAGTAACACTCTTTGGCCGGCTTGCATAGTACTTTCACAAAATCATCACATTTCGCAAAGAGGGGGGGGCACGGTTCGATATTGCTCATTGGTTGAATAAATTATTTAAGCAATTACCTCCATGCTTGACCTGGATTTAAAACGCTGCGACTGGGCGCATGGTTGTGGGTTATTTCCTACCTGCGAGGTAGGATATAGATTTGCCACGTCCAAAAAAATGTCAAGAGCAATTTTCAATTATGATTTTGGAGCTATCCACATTCCATCAAGATATTCCCATCCATCATTCCATAGGTCTACAACATCTTCATTCATAGATCCAATCATCCCACAATTATAGCTATGCTTCTGCACATATTTCCAACAATCATCAGAATTTCCCTTGAAAAAATCAATAATATGTTGCTTATCAGAACTAAAAATCGCCCAAATCATCTTATTTTACCAACCTAGAGTATTTTTAATTCTACGCTGTCTGCTAGTCCCTTTATTTAGCTTAGGGTCATTAAAACCTACTCCACTAAATTCACTAATCAATTTTTTCTTCGCTGATCCCTTCTTTCCGCCTATTGTACTTTTAAGTCCTTTAGTTAAACATCTACGTCCCATATTTCCTCCTTTCTCTTTAATTATATTTTACCAAAATAAATTTATTTTGTCGATATAAATTATTTATTTTATCAAAAAAAATTTTAATCTTTTCAGGAATTCCCCTTGACAACTTCTTAGATATATGTTATACTTTTAACAAAGGTAAAAAATTTTTACTAAAGGAGGTTTTCCATTGGAATTAGATTACTCACTTACTACTCCAGAAGAAAGAGTAGCTTACGTAAAAGATCTTCTAGGAAATCATCCTCTTAATGATAGTAAAACTTTAAAAATACTAGCAGATTACATATTATTTACACATGACCGCAACCAAACTAAAAAAGAACGAGTAGAAAAGTATCCTATATTAACCCCCAATAGAGAGTTTACAATTGATAAGAGGCAAGTATCCTATGAAGGTTTAGTTGATAAGCTAGAAAATGGCGAAGATGGTATTTATAATCTTATCCGAGTAGATAAAGGCCAAATTCTAGACCCTAAAGACCCTATTACAGAAGAAGATATAGATACTATCCCAGGTCTTAAAGAATGTATGGATGTAATTGTCTCTTTAAAAAATCAACTTACTACTGCATCTAAATACAAACGCAAGCAATTAAATCAAGCTATCATTGATACTTGAAAACAAGCTTATTTAATTAAAGGGTCATTTAACCAAATTGGTAGAATTAAATCTGCATCTCAGATAAGAACATTAGCTAATATCCCCATCCCAGAAAAAATTTATTTTGATGAAGAGCAAATGCCGCATTCTGATATGCCCCTATCTCTTCTCAATTCAGAGCATATATCTTTCCTTCTTCAATACTACCAGATTTTAAAACAAGAATGTTGAGAAGATCTTCATTCTGATATGCACTGACATTTAATTGACTTAGAAAACACCGCAGCTAAAGCTCTTGAATATAAATATCCTGTTCTATGGTGACTTTTAATCTATAAGATAGATGGCCTTACTAATGAACAAATCCAAGAGAAGCTATACGATCAATTTGGAGAATGACATAGCGAACAATATTATTCAACTACATGGCGCAAAAGAATTCCTAAATTAATTTCAGAACAATATGCAAAAGATTACGTTATTTGATACTATACTTATCAAGAAAAAGGATATTGAAAAAAATGTAGCAAATGCGGCCGAGTGAAATTAGGACACCCGCTATTCTATGCGAAGAATTCGAGCAAAGATGGCTGGTATTCTCAATGTAAAGATTGCAAAAACGCAAGCCGCGCTAAAAATAAATAGAAAGGAGGAAGTATGCCAACTGTAGGTAAAAAAACTTGCAGTAAATGCGGGCGCTCATTAAAAGAGACTGACTTCTTTAAAATGAAAACAGGTGAACGATGTGACCTATGTAAAGATTGTTTAACACAATATATAGATAATCGCAAGCCTGAAACTTTTCTTTGAATATTAGAAATGTTTGATGTTCCATATTTTGAAAAAAAGTGAATTCAAATTACAAATGAACGCTATTTAAAAGATCCAGCTAAATTTGGACCCAAATCTGTAATAGGTACTTACTTACGCACAATGAATATGGTTCAATATGCGGATTACACATTTGCGGATTCTGACCATCTGCGGCAGCCTGAGTCTGCAGATGACAAAAACGAAGAGACTACAAATGACGAAGACTATGAAAAACAACTATTAGAAAAGCTCCAAGCAGGAGAAATTTCTCAAGGTCAATATGATACTCTAACTCGTACTAATGCTAAAGACGTACCTTATTCTGAAAATATCCAATTTGTAGAAATGGAAGATGCGGCTGAGCCCTCTACACCGCAAGAGCAGACGCCGCAATATCAAATCTCAGCTACTTATTGGACAGATCAACTCACAGAAGAAGATATAAATTATTTAATGTTAAAATGAGGTACTGTTTATACTCCAGAACAATGAATTAAAATGGAAACAATGTATAATAAATATGCCCAAGAGTACGAATTAAATACAGACCGAGAAGAAGTTCTAAAAAAGATGTGCAAAACATCTCTTAAAATGGATGAATGTTTAGATGTTGGAGATTTAACAGGGTATAAGAATCTCGCGGGCGTGTTTGACCAACTCCGCAAGGGCGGTAAGTTTACTGAAGCTCAAAATAAAGAAGATAGACAGCAAGTTCTCTCTTCTATTGGAGAATTAGTACGTCTTTGTGAACAAGATGGAGGTATAATTCCTAATTTACCACAATTTGATCCAGACCAGTATCCGCAAGATAAGATAGACTTTACTATTAAAGACCTTAAAGCTTATAATTATGCTCTTGTAAGTGAAGAATTAGGTCTTGGTGATCTAATTGAATCTTATATTGAGAAGCTTGAAAAAGCTGAAAATTCAGAAATTGATTTAAATGCGGGCCTTGTAACATCTGCGGAAGAGGCTGAGGCAGAAACACTCACAGATGAAGAAGCTGAAGATTGGGGTAATTTCATTGATAATGAAGTTGAAGCTGAAGCCGAAGCTCTTGAAAGATTCTTAGCAGGTGATATTTAATGGCTCTTAGAGATATATTAAAAACATCTAATAAAAAAGATATAGATTTAGATGATGAAACAATTAAATTACATGTACATAATAATTTATCAGAATATCAAAAATTAATTGCTTATTGACGTCTTTATCCAGATAAATTAGTTGATTACTATCTATCTCTTGGAAATCCATATAATTTTAAATTTTATTTTTATCAAAGAATGTTTTTACGAATTATTTTTAGACATAAATATGTCTATGCGACTTTCGTTCGTGCTTGATCCAAGTCTTTTATTTCTATTATGGCATTAATGTTGCGATGTGTTCTTTATCCTGGTGCTAAAATAGCTACTGTTGCGGGCGGTAAAGGACAATCTGCAGAAATTCTTGGCGGAAAAGTAGACGAAATTTGTAAACTTATTCCAGCAATGGAACGAGAAATTATATGAGATACTAGAGGTACACGTGCTCGAACATCCCGCACAAAAGATACTGTTATTTATACTTTTAAAAATGGCAGTTCTCTAGAAAATGTTGCTCAAAGTGAAAAGACTCGTGGACGTCGTTTCCAAAGTTTACTTGCGGAGGAATGTGTAAGCTTAGATCAAGATCTTCTTAATGAAGTTTTACTTCCTACACTTAATGTTGACCGCATGATTCAAGGTCAGACTGATCCAAAAGAGCAATTAAATAAATCACAAATTTTTGTAACTTCAGCAGGCTATAAAGGCACATTTAGCTATGAGAAACTTATTCAGTTACTTTGCATGTCTGTAGCGCGTCCAAAAGAAGCTATGATTTTAGGTGGCTCTTGGAGAGTTCCTGTAATGGAAGGTCTTCTTAGTAAGAATTTCGTGCGGGATCTGCGTGAAGACGGTACTTTTAATGAGGATTCTTTTGAACGTGAGTATGAATCTCATTGGTCAGGCGATGTAGAGTCTGCCTTCTTTAATTCAGAAAGATTTGATCGCAATCGCCGTATTAATCTTCCGGAATGAAAATATTCTAGCAAAACATCTAAAGATGGTTATTATGTAATGGGTGTTGACGTTGGTAGATTTGGTTGTTCTACAGAAGCAGTTATTATTAAGGTCACTCCTAGTTCTGGCGATATTCCCCGCAAGCGAGTTGTTAATATTTACAGTTTTGAGGAAGAGCATTTTGGTATGCAAGCTCTTAAATTAAAGCGTTTATTCCAGCAATATCACTGTAAAGTTGCGGTTATCGACGGTAACGGTTTAGGCGCAGGTCTTGTTGATATGTTAACAATGGATACCGTAGATCCAGACACAGGAGAAACGCTCTATAATTGGGGCGTTATGAATGATGAAGATAATCATTACAAAAATATGAAAACTGAAAATACAATATATGAAGCTATGTATATAATGAAAGCTAATGTTGGTCTTAACTCAGAAATGTATTCTTATACTCAGTCAGAGATTAATGCGGGCCGCGTGTTATTTCTAATTGACGAGACTACCGCGAAGAACAAATTAATGTCACAAGCTCAAGGCAAGAAAATGTCTCAGTCTCAACGTGCGGATTATCTGATGCCATTTGTTCAAACTTCTATTTTAAAAGAACAAATGGCTAATTTAATTACAGATAATGAAGGTGCAAATATTATTTTAAAACAGAATTCAAAAAAGATTAAAAAAGATAAATTTTCTGCTCTAATTTATGGCTTATATTATTGTAAATTACAAGAAGATCGTTCAAAGAAAATTAAAAGAAGAAATATTAAAGACTTTATGTTTTATAATTAAATTTTGGGGCAAAATTAGAAAATTACATATTGTAGAGATTCATATTTAATTGAATAAATATTTTGACGTAAGGGGTATATTATGATGAGTTCTACTATGGAAGTTAAAATTCATAATATTTTAACTGATTATGATATTCCCTTTGAAGAAGAATATGAATTTGATGATTTAGTTGCTTCTAGTGGCAGGCATCTAAGATTTGATTTTGCCGTTTTTACGGAGGATGGTGAGCTTGAATTTTTAATAGAAGCTCAGGGTAAACAACACTACACAGCAGTAGATAAATTTGGTGGGAAAAAAGGTGTAGGACGGCAAAAATATAATGATATGCAAAAACGTAAATATTGTTTAGCTCATAATATAAAATTAATTTGTATTCCTTACTATGATGAAGCCAAATTATCATATGATTATATTATGAAAGCAGCTGGTTATTAAGGGGGTCGAATATTGAGTGATACAAAAGATTTCCGTTTAATTGCCTCAGAAAATAACTCAACACGGTCTCCGCATGAATTTAATAAAATGAGAATTAACGGGCAAATTTATCGAGATGATGTTGTAATTAAAGCATCTGAATTTGTTGATCGTAATCATCATCACAGAATTAAAAAACATGATATAATGAGGGCTTTGGAGAATAATGAAACAAAAGAACTCCGTTCCATTTCCAATTATTTCTTTGTTAAAAGTGGTATTTACTCTCGCCTTTGTCGTTATATGGCTTATCTATATCGGTATGATTGGATAATTACTCCTATCAGATATGATGATAAAATTAAAGATGATAAAGTTATTGAAGGTTGACTAAAGACTAATACATTCTTAGATAATTGTCGTTTAAAGAGCACCTTTGGGGAAATTGCACTTAAGGTACTCCGCAATGGCTGTTACTATGGATATAAGATTGAACAAAAAGATGCGGCCTACCTACAAGAACTTCCTATTGATTATTGTCGTTCAAGATATAAATTAAATGGGCGTTATATTATAGAATTTAATGTTAAATTCTTTGATGAACAATTTAAAGATGTAGATTATCGCATTAAAGTTTTAAAAATGTTCCCTAAAGAATTCCAACAAGCTTATATTAAATATAAGCATGGAAAAATGGATGAAGATTACGTTGGTAGTGGAAAAGGCTGGTTTACTCTAGATCCAGAATGTACTGTTAAATTTAATTTAAACAATTCAGATATTCCATTATTTATTTCTATCGTTCCAAAATTAATGGATCTTGAAGATGCTCAAGATTTAGATAAGCAAAAGATGGAACAACAACTTCTTAGATTAATCATCCAAGAGATGCCAATTGATAAAAATGGTGATTTAATATTTGATGTAGATGAAGCTCGAGAACTTCATAAGAATGCAGTTGAAATGTTAGGTAAAGCAATTGGCATTAATGTTCTTACTACTTTCGCAGATGTTAAAGTTGAAGACTTATCCGATCATAGTAATGAGTCTGCGGCCGACCAGCTCGAGAAAGTGGAAAGAACAGTCTATAATGAAGCTGGCGTTAGTCAAATGCAATTTAATACAAGTGGTAATTTAGCGCTTGAAAAGTCAATTGCAAATGATGAAGCTACAATGTTTGATTTAGTTCTACAATTCCAAGATTATGCGGAGTCTTTGTTAAAGATGTTTAACAAGAATCCAAAGCGTCTTTTATATAGGGTACAAATGTTACCCACAACAATTTATAATTACAAAGATCTTTCCAAGCTTTATAAAGAGCAAACTCAAATTGGCTTCTCTAAACTTTTACCACAAGTTGCTCTTGGACAATCTCCAAGTACAGTACTTGCTACTGCCATATTTGAGAACCAAATTATGGAGCTTGTTGAGATATTTACTCCTCCTCAGATGTCTTCTACCATTAGCAAAACTCAACAGTCTGGTGGCGATAATGATGGAAACGCATCTGCGGACGAGCAAGGTGGACGCCCAGAGCTTTCACCAGATGAAAAATCAGACAAAACAATCGCAAATGAAGAATCTGAGGGTTAATAGAAAGGGGGGAAAATGGCATTAAAAAATAAATCTGAGGTAGATATGATTCAAGGTCCTGAGTTTATTAATTTACAACCCCTTGATATTAACCCTTTAATGTCTAAGTGCGAGATTAAAGTTTTTTATCTGGGACATAATCGCAATGGGTCTTATATTAATCGTGAGACTGCGGAAGGTATGGCTAAAACTTTACGTGGCACACCTATCGTAGCGGCGTTTAATAAAGATAAAGAAGATTTTGGCGATCATGGGCATATAATGCATATCGAGGATGGTGAATTAACATTCTCTTGCAAAACTATTCCTTATGGTTTCGTTTCACCTGATGCAGAAGTTTGATTCCAAAATTTCATTGATACAGATGAATTTGGTAATCAAGTTGAACGCACTTATTTAATGACAACTGGTTACTTATGAGTTGGTCAATTTGAAGAACTTACCAAGGTGCTTCGCGAAGGTCAGCCGCAATCAATGGAACTAGATGATCAAACTCTAGAAGGTCATTGGGCAACTGATAATAATCTTGGTGTAGATTTCTTCATTATTAATGACGCAACTTTTAGTAAGTTGTGCATTCTTGGGGATGATGTTGAACCTTGTTATGAAGGCGCTTCGGTTACATCTCCAGAGGTAAGTAAGAACTTTACTCAAGGCGTGGAGTTCCAGCAAACCTTATTTACGATGATGAACGATTTACAAACAGCGCTCAATAGTAAAGGAGGGTTGAACATGTCTGACGAAAATGTTGATCTAACAGAAGAGACTACAGAAGAAGCAGAGCTTGAGCATGCTCTTGAGGAAGAGCCTAAAGAAGAGCCTGCTGCGGATTTTGTAGAGGAATCTGTAGATGATACTGCGGCCGTTGATACAGCGGTCGAAGAAACAGCTGATGATCAAGCTAATTCTAAAGAGTTTGCTCAAGAAGAAGTCGAAGACAAGGCCGAGACTGAAGAAGAGCAGACTCAGTTTACCCGTACAGAAGAAGAATATGCGGCTTTAGTTAGCGAAAATGAATCTCTTCGCGCAGAGATTGCTGAACTTCGTGATTTTAAGCTAAATATTGAAAATGAAAAGAAGGATAAATTAATTGCTTCTTATCATATGCTTTCTGACGAGGATAAGGCTGACGTTATCGCTCATAAGAGCGAGTATAGTCTTGATGAAATTAAGGCTAAACTAGCTGTTATTTATGTTGAGAAAAATGTTAACTTTGACATGATTGATGGTCAAGAAGAAGTTGAATCTGAATCCGAGACAGCTCCTGCTATGACTTTCTCTCTCGACGAAGAAGCATCTGAGAGCGTTCCTGCTTTCCTTGAAGCACTTCGTCAAACTAAAAATCTTTAAAGTAAAAGGAGGAATGTAATATGGCTATTACATTTAAACGAGAGGGTTACGGCCAGGTTGAGCCTAACCATCTTTCTGCTCCTCGTGACGGTCGTGTTTATGCACAGCTCCCTGCTGCTGAAAATATTACCATTCTTGAGAATGGCATGTTTGTAAAGTATGACTACGCTGCTGGTGAGGTTAACTTTACAGGCGACGGCGCTTGGATGCTCGTCTACAACGAGGAAAAGCTCTATGATGAGCGTCATCAGATGCACAAGGATTGGGCTCAAAAGGTTGAGGATTCTTATGATGGCAAGATTTATCCTCGCGTCTTTGGTCTTGTAGCTGGTGATATTTTTACTACTAACATGTTTGCTGATGGCACTAGCCTAAAGGTTAACGATACCGTTGTTCCTGGTAATGATGGTATTCTTACTGCGGGTAATTCTGGCGATCTTGTTTTCAAGGTTGTTAAAGAGTATACTTTACCCGATGGTCAACCTGCGGTCAAGCTTCAGTGCATTAAGGCTTAATGAAGGGAGGATGTAGAATGGAATACAAAGATCTATTATCTTTAGCTCGTATTGCTCTTAAGGCAGATCCTTCTGCTCCTACAGCCTATTCCTTCAATGACGAGAGCTACACTCTCGATCAGGTTAATGAGGCTCTTGCAACCGAGTTCCGTAAACTAGCTGGTTCTTATAGTGATTACCGTGAGAACAAGAATCTTATTTTCCGTCTAATTGAGCAGACTATTGACGAGGTTCTTCCTGCTCGTGTTGAGGCTCAATATGCCCAATTCGCAGAGATTCGCAATGTAGCTCAGGGCGATAAGGCGGTCTTCCGTACTCGCATCACTGAGTCTGCTCGTAAGCGTGCTAAGACTTTCGTTACTCGTGTCGGTCTTGCCGGCCGTTATGAGGTCTTCATGCTTGATGGTAAGTCCATGACTGTTGAGACTAGCGCTATCGGTGGCGCGGCTCGTATTGGCTTCGAGGAAATGCTTGATGGTCGCATTCAGTTCTCTGAGTTAACCAGTCTTGTCATGGAAGGCATGGACGAATTTATTTATCGCGAGATTGCTAAGGCTCTTGCAGCTGTAGTTGCTTCTCTA